CAGTATTTTTCTTAAATTCATTAAGTAACTCTTCGCGTCTAGCTAACGGATATGGTGACTCATTTAACCAAGTCTCCACACTAACGTCTGTCGCAGCATCAAGTGGTTTCAAATTGTCACGAAACCATCTATAACAAAAGTACTTAAATTGAGTTAAAGTTTTGCTGTTAATCTGAGGGGTCACACCACCAACTCTGTGTTTTGCACCATCTATACAAGATGCAATGTCATAATCATTTGGTTTAATGGCGCAAGCCCCGGTTACGTACCAAGGCAGATTTGCAAACATTGTTTTGCGCATTCCGCTTTTGTGCTTTGCATTTGGGTGAATTTTAATTTTCTTCACCGTGGTTTCTCGGATCTTAGCAAACTGTTTTTCAAGTAATACGTTTTGAAAATCATCAGAATTGTATGATCGTCCAAACCATCTCTCATCCTTAAAGGTTTGACCTAAAGGCGCATTTATTGGACACGCACTGGACCAAAGAATTGATCCAATGCGGAGGTTGGGTATGAGACGGCTCAAACCGCTCATCTCGTCATCTTATTGACCTGATTGATACAATCAGAAGCTTCGTATGAAGCAAGCAAAAGGGCACAAGTATTGGCCAAAAAATTTGGGTCTATGTTGGTGTTTGCAGGCAAACTATCCAACACGTTTTTGACTTGAGGGGTCATAGCTATGTTTGATGCCATAGCATGTACTTGGGCTTGAAGTGCTGCTCGCCTTTTAACATGAGCTTCTGGATCAAGATCATTAAGATTTGGGGTTGGTAACGTTATTTCATGTATTAATGACAAACTTATAACTGATCTGTCAGTAATCTTTTCATAAGCAAGTGCCAAATAGATCCATTTGAGAAATGGAGTGGACCCTATTAGCACAGATGATAAAATTGAAGCACCAAAATATCTCAAAGGAATTAATCCAATTACAGGAGCATAGAGATAAAATGGGACGGATTCAATTTTAATAAGCGATTTAAGGATGAACGCTACCATACGAGATGGAAGTGATAGTTGTCTATTTGTCCAATAAACGTGATTGACTACCCTTAACAAGGGATTTGGATTCCTAACGCGTCCACGTTGACTGAGAATGACTGGTTGATTGGCTTGAGCAATTAATGTATTACATGCGTCAAGAACAGGGAGCGTCGCTGCTTCAACACGCCATACGCCAGCTAAGCTAGTTTTAGCATCTTTATCTTTGACGAACCAGCTGTCATCGAGAACACTAAAGCGACATGGATTTACAACACTATCAACTGAAAACGGTAAAGGGCTTGGGCCGTTAACGTATGATGTGCGAGGATACTTGACGCGCATGGAACTTCTGGGAATGACAATTGTTTTAAGTGCATCTTCTCCTACAGCTCTTAAAGAACCCATAACTGCCAGAGAAAGAAGACTAGTCCATTTGCCACCACCCTTGGTTCCAAAATCGGTCAAGTTTGTGTAGAGATTTTCCATATCTGCTTTAAAGTTTTTAGGCTTATTGCCTTGTGGTTTTTCGACACTGATGCGTTTGAATTTTTCGAACCTACGGTACATAGGATTATTAACCCAGAGATTACTGTAAACGAATTCGCGATATGTTAAAGCTTGCCCGAACGCATTAACTTTAACACCGATATCGACCTTGGTCAACCACTCATTTTTATTACATATAAACCTGACGTCTTCATTCATTTTAAGTCCAATACCACTATTGTTGGACTTTGAACGCGAAAATACCTGTGAAATGATGCTACTGCCACCCCAACGTGTCATATTGACGTGACTAAATATTTTGTATCCTAATTTTTCAAATCCCAGATAAAGATTGACACCCATTTTGGTGTCTTCTGTAGCCGCTTTGAATAATGTAACCTTCAATGTTTTGGGTGCAATTGCGGAAATCATAGTTCCTGTTTCTCCGGCAATTTTCTTAACAACATTGGTGGTTGAGTTCGCGCCTGCTAGGGCAACACTCGCTGTTGCAGCACAGATTTGTTTCGGATTTGGAGTCTTCTTCTTTAACCATGTGAAGCTCTTATTTATTGCGTCCAAGGAACCAAACTTGGATTGATTGATACGTTTGATGTTTATGTTGGTAATGTAAGATGTAAGAGTATGATGATTTCCCCACGCAGTGAGATTAGTCTTCATACCTGACACACTTGAATCAACAATTCTTTTTACATCAGCTAAAGTAGGGACATGAAAACCTCCTCCAAGTCTATTACTTGGGAAGTAATAATATTCCATACTCACTGCCAACATAGCTTCCAAAAAATTGAAAATTGGATCAAGTATGTGGGTACAAATATAAACTGCATCGTCACCTTCGATCAAGATGCGATTCATCATACCTTGTAAACTTTCTTGGACATTACGGATGCACATTGGAAGAAGATTGCGCGGTGCAATATGAGAATAAAGATCGACCATATACTTGGCGCCTCCTGAGTTTGTGGTGAAAGGTGAGAAAATTGATTTGACCCAATTGAGGAGCCTAATATACCAAGGGTCATTCTTGACGACCTCAATCGGTTGCTCAACAATCGTGTCTTGTTTCTTTAAAGCCTTTTTGGCCTTTTTCTTTTCTTTCCTCCTACGCTTCTCTTTGCGCTTTATTTCTTTACCATATGCTTTGATGAGTGTTTTTGCTTCATCTACTGTTAAATGTTCTTCTGAAGCCTTAACGGTTTGTTTAATCGCTTCAAGTTCGCCTGCAATAACACGAACTTCCTCTCTCAGATCATCCCTAGCCAATTGCTCAGTGAGGGCATCCAGTCTTTCACCAAAATCGTTGGTGTTGTCAAAGTATGTTGTTTCTTTAGTATTAACATCAATACCTTTTTCAACTGGATCGAAAGAGCGCGATCCCGCTTCTAATAATTTCATCAATGAATGGCGTACATTAGGTTCTCCAATCACGTAATCATAAATAATTTCGTCCTCAACAACTGTTTTAATTTCGTCAGGCTGAGGCAATGTGTCCAAAGATTTAACATCTGTATCAATGTCAACTTCCTCGATGTTAATTGGTTCTAGGAAGTCTTCAGTTATAAAGAAAGGGGTTCTGCCTGCTGCTACTTGGTGCATTAAATTATAAACAACACCTTTTTGGTTTGACAGCGAATTATTCACACAGTGTTTAAAAAGCACTTTGTACTCGTCATCAGCAAGCATCATTGGGTCATAGATTTTAATGAAGCCATCAGGGCCAAAATGATATAGATGTAGCAACGCTCGTTGTTTCATACGTTTGAATGTTGAGAACCGTGATTCATGAGTCAAGTATACTGCAATCATAGACATTACAGTGTCACTTACTTTCCACCCAAGCTTCACTAAACCGTCACCACCCGTGAAGATGGTATCCTGAGTTACTCGAGCACAATCCAATGTTCTAGCATAAAACTTGAATTCTGGTTTAACCAATTCAAAATGATTTGCATGGAACATAACGTTGAAATTGCCATAATAGTCCTTTCCGTCGGATTCATATATGGGACTAAGACAGGGGCGGTCTTCAGAATCAAGATAAGGTAA